AATCATAGGGAGTATAAAATGAGTAGTCATCCAAAAGGAATGCCACCAAGAGAAGACGGACTTCAAATAGATATATCAAAGGCAGATACTATTGTTTGTGAGGAGTGTGGAAACGCATCTTTTATACAGGCATTCTTCTTGAAGAAAATATCCGCATTGATGTCACCAACAGGTAAAGAAGCTATTGTTCCAATGCAAGTTTTTAGTTGTGGTAATTGTGGTGCAATTCCAAAGAATATGATAGAACAGCAGAGTCAGTAATTGGACAAGAAAGTCAAATACAATGTAGACAAATTCTACTTTGACAATCACAGAATACTAAAAGACGGAAGTGAAGAGGGCCTAAATATATACCAAAACAATATGGGTAGATTAGAGGGTGGAAGACAACACGACCCAATCTACAATGATGAAAATGTTGGAAGACAAATCTATACCTTTGGTGATAGTTGGACTTATGGTTGGGATGTTGAACAAGAACAAACTTTTACTCATTTATTGGGTGATGAAAATACAGCAGTTCATAATTACGGAGCAGGTGGAACAGGTTTAGATTTTGCAGTCAAGACTTTATCAGAAGTTTACATACCAGAATCAAGACGACAGATATTTATTATTACAATCCCACATTTATTTAGAAGAACTTGGTTTGATGATGACGGAGTTGTTATGAGACCTTGGCAAGTAAAAGAAAAAGTCAATATCAATGAGTATAATAATTATTTTAATTTTTTACATAACTATGAATTACTAAATACTTTCATAGGTCGTGATAAAATTATATGGGGAACTTGGGATGGAGATTTACCAGAAGAATATTTTGATGTATTTTTTGAAAGAGTAGATTATACTAATGATGAATTACATCCAGGTCCAAAATCACACAAACAATATGCAGATAAGTTAAGGGTATTATTGGGGAAGTATGAATCCAACGGATAAAAAATACAAAGAATACAAACTTGAATTTCACAAAAACAAAATAACTTGGCCAAACAACAAAGGTAATTATATTCAAGGGGATTGGGACGAATCACTAATGAAGTTTCAAGCAGAAATTACTTGTCGTAATGGTGGACATATATTAGAATGTGGATTCGGAATGGGTATAAGTGCAGACTATATTCAACAACAGAATGTCAAATCACATACTATTATTGAACTCAATGATGAGATATATAAGAACGCAGTTGAGTGGGCAAAAGATAAACCAAACACAAAAATAATTCACGGAGATTGGAAAACCGTAGAGTTAGATGAAAAGTTTGATTCTATATTTTTTGACGCCATAGAACAAACACCAACAGATTATATTGCCAGATTACAATTACCAATGTTGATACTAAGATTTTGTAGAGTTGGAACTAATGTAACTATATTTAATCACTTAGGACACAATTCTAAACCACAAACATTGTGGGACAATCATATGTTTGAAGATGAGATAAACTATCATAAGCTTGTTTTGACTGAAAGACAAAGAAAAGAAATACTAATTAATACTGATGAAACATTTGTAAAAAAAGATAAGGTAGGTTATGTAAAGGATTACTATTTACCAGAGTGGATTATTACTGAACAAGATACTGAGAAAAAATTTAGAGAGAGACTTCGTGATATTCAACAAAGATAGTATAATGAAAGGTGATATGATTGTAATGCACGAGTGGGAAGACTTGATGATGAAGAAACATTCTGAGGTTGTATGTCAAAATGGTGGTGATATTTTAGAAATAGGTTTTGGTATGGGTATTAGTGCAAATTATATTCAATCAAGAGATATAAATTCACATACTATAATTGAAAAAGATGAACAAGTTTACCAAAAGTTATTAGAGTGGGCAGAGGATAAACCAAATGTCAAAACAATCTTTGGAGATTGGATAAAAAATTTACCAGAGCGTAAGTTTGACGGAGTTTTTAGAGATACTTGGGGAGAGATATCAGGTAAACAAGTTTTCCCATTGAAGATACTAAGTGTATGTAAAATAGGAACTATTGTAACGTTTTTCAATAATACCAACGATAAAAAAACTATGTATGGTGAAACTTTTTTTAAGGGAAAGAATATAAAATTTCATAAAGTAGATATAAAAATACCAGATTACGTTGATTATTTACCAAATTATAATAGAGATAGATATTATGTGCCAGAGTGGGTTGTAGATGGAACAGACACAAAAATGAATTTTGAACTAATGTTAGCAAAGAAACTAAAAGATGTATTATAGAATAGATTTAAGTAATTACGAACCACGAGAAGTTCCAGCGTATCAAGAGTTTACAAACTATAATGATATTCATTCAGAACAGATTGAAGTAGTATCAGAAGAGCTGGATAACTTTAAAGATTCATTTGGAAAAGATTGGCAAGAGTGGAATTTAAAAGACCTACGAAGTAGATTAAAAGACAATTGGACATTTTATTTGACTGAGTGTGGTTGGTGTTTTATAGATTGGAATAAAAAATATCCTTATTTATGTAATCGTTATATAATACCAGAATATAGAAATAAAGGATTAGGAAGTGATTTAGTTTGGTTAAGATGTAATGAAATCAAACAACAAGGATACAATTACGCATCAATTAAATTAGAAGATTGGAATAAACCAGCTCTATCAGTTATGAAAGAAGATATTTTCACAGAATTAACAGAAATTTGATATTTATATATAGGAAAAAATTATGTCAGTGCAAACAAAAGTAAAGAGTTTTTTAAATTATGTAACGGGAAGTGCAGGTGGTTGGCCTTCACTTTCTAATGCTGCTATCATTGGTGGTATGGATTTCGTAGAACAAACCGGCTCAAATGATGTATATTTTATTGAATATAATACCAACATAGGTATAGTGGGTAGTTACGCAATGCAAACAGGTAGTTATTTTGATGTAATGGCAGATTATGCAGTATCACAAAGTTATGATAAATGTTATGTTTATGGTATGGCAGGTAAAAAACAAAACCCACCATATTTACAACAATCGTTAATTAGTTCAAGTTTCGCAACTCACGATATACCAGTAACATTTGAGTATCAAATGGATACATCACACACTTACTTCTCACAAAGAGGTAAAGCACAATACTCTGGTAGTTTCCATTTATTCTTTGAAACACCTTGGTATAGTGATGACAACTTACTAAATATAGTTAGTGGTTCATTTAACAAAAATACATTTAGAACTATTTTGGGTTCATCACCAGTTAGTTCAAGTTTAATTCCTTTATTCAACACATCATCATTTACAGATAACGTAAACCATCCAGACTTCGTAACAAAGAATCCAGCACTTGACTCGGGTATTCAGTCTAATGCTATTGGACTATACTCTTATAACGCTGGTAGTTCAAGTTATCAAGACGCAGTAGATAACAATCTATTGATAGAAACTTTTATGGTTCATACTGGTAGTTATGATGGTTCCATTCCACAATCTTATTTAGGTGTTGGTAAATGTGATTTTATGATAACACCAGAAAAGACAATAATTTTTACAAAAAGAGAAGCTGGAACTGCTATCAGATTAAGCAAATCAACTAATGATTCTTGGAATTATATTGGTATGAAAGGAAAAACATCAGCGAGTGGTAGTTTAATCAGTATGTATGACGGAACAACAACACAAGTTCAAGATGTAGAAGTTGGTGATGTCGTTAAATCCTACCAACCACTTGGAATGCCAGATGAATCTCAAAATTATTTATCATACACCACAACAGATTTATCAGGTTCAACGACACAAGGTTCAATTGTAACAAATGTTATGAAAACAATATCTTATGGATACTACTTAATCAATGGTAGTATTAAAACACCTTACAATCCAAATCAGTTAAATAATGATGTTAGATACTTTGTTAAGAAAAGTGGAACTTGGGCTTGGAATAGTGCAGATGAATTGGCAGTTGGAGATTACTTATTAGACTCAGACGGAAGTGAGGTAGAAATAACCGCAAAGACAGAAAATTCTGGTGATGTTACTTGGTATTCATTAGACGTTGAGGACATTGATACTTACTTCCAATCAAATATATTGGTTCATAATATTCCACCTAAATGTTTCGTAGCAGGAACACCAATAACAATGGGTGACGGAACAACAAAATCTATTGAATTGGTTGAGGTCGGTGATAAGATACACAACTACGACTTTGATAGTAAAGAAATTAAAGTAGGAAAAGTATTATCCATTGAAACACCAACACACGCAGATATTGTAGAGATTAGTTTTGGTGACAAGAAGACAAATAATACATTTGACCACCCGTATTGGGTAGTTGGAAAGGGTTGGTCATCTTATAAACCACAATGGACAGAAAAAAGATATGATATTGAAACCAAACAATTAGAAATTGGAGATAAATGTTTAGAACTTCACGATGGAAAACTTGTGGATATTGAGATTACTGATTTACAAGAGGATATAAATCCAGTCCAAACATATTCATTAGAGGTTGAGACACATCATAATTATTTTGCAAATGATGTATTGGTTCACAATAAGTTCTGCTTTATGCCAGACCAAGTAATTAATATGGGTGAAGGTAATTACAAGAGAATTGATGAGATAGAATTAGGAGAGAGTGTATTGGTTTTTGATGAGGAAAATGACGAGTTTAAAGAAGGTAAAGTCAATTGCATTGTGAAAAAACTACACGACGATTGTTATGAATTAACATTAGAGTCTGGACAAACACTTAAACCAACAGGCAATCACCCGTTCTTACTAAAAGATAAAGGTTGGTCTACAATAGACGGACACAATCCAAATCACGCAGGTGGTAGTGAAGTTGTAGAAGTTGGTGATTATGTTAGAGATTTAGATGGCTGGGTAGAAATTACTGAAATCAAAAAAATTGAAGGGGAACACATTACCTACAATCTAAAAAATCAAGACTACGGAACAATAGTAGCACACGATATTGTCAGTCATAATACATTTAGATGTTTCACGGGTGATACAATGATTACATTGTTTGACGGAACATTTGAAAAGATAGAAAAAATTACACCAGGTGTAAAAATTAAGACATATGATATTGAGTCTGGTAGGTTACATAACTCAAAGATTTCGGAAGTAGTAAAAATACTACACGATAATATCGTAACATATACTTTTGACAACAATACAAAAATTACAGCAACTGATGACCACCCATTTTACATAGTCGGAGATTCCGAAGTAGATTCAGATTACAGACCATTACAGATAGGTGATAAAGTTTTAACTGATGAACTAAATCAATTAGAAGTAGTTCACATTGATGTGGTAAATGAAGAACAAGTTACATACAATATAGAAAAAACTCGTAATGGTAATTATTTTGCGAACAAGGTTTTAGTATCAGATGAATCAGAAATCCCTTATACATAATAACGACTTCCAATGGCATTTAGTTAGAGATAATTTTCTAACACCAGAAGAATGTGACTCTCAAATAAAACATATAGATGATAAAGTTGATTTAGATGAGTTCTCTTGGGGTAGTTTGCATAATTGTAAAAATGTTGTAACCGAAGATAAAGATATATTAGATAAAATATGGAAAATTGCTAAGATATCCAATCAACTTGTATTTAAATTTCACATTGATAGTATCCAACACTCTTGTATAAAGTTATATCCGATAGACAATTTCAAAGACATAAACTCTCGTTTGGGAGCAGGAACATTATTTCACTCAGATTATGCAGCAGGAGAAGGTAAAGTGGTTAATACTTGTACCAAAATGTCTTGTGTGACATTTCTAAATGATGAATTTGAGGGTGGGGGATTACAGATTTGGAATACTAAAATACCAGCTAAGAAAGGTAGAATGGTAATATTTCCATCATTTGCAGCACACCGAGTATTAGAATTTGATAAAAAAGACAGATACACTATGATAACATTCATACAAGGAAACACTTTTAAATGAAACTAAATAACGATTTTAAGTATTCAATACAGATACCTAAATTTTTAACACACGAAAAGTGTGATAAATTGATAGAACAAATAACCACAACAGAAGAAGTTGTAACAGGTGGAGTTGGTGGTGAGTGTGGTGAGGCAGCAATCATACCAGAGATACGAGTTACTGAGGAGTGGTATTTATTTGACCAACCAGACAATAGATTAAGACCAGACAAATGTAATAAAGATTGGAAGTGGTTACAGGACAAAATACATCAAGTGGTAAAGATAGTTAATCAAGGTGTGTTTCATTTTGATATTGAGGGAGCAGATGACGAATTAAAACTTATCAAGTATCACCAAGGTGGATTTTATGGTTGGCATACAGACTTTAATGCAGGTAGTTGTTCTAATAGAAAACTTGTGGCAATCGTCCAATTAACAGACCCAAGTGAATACGAGGGTGGTGAAGTTCAATTTGGTGTCCAAGATAAACACACAAAAGAATGGTATACAATGAACCAATTAAAAGGTTCGTTGACTATCTTTCCAACATTTTTATCTCACAATGTAACACCAGTTACAAAAGGAACAAGATATGTTTTACAAGAGTTATTCATAGGAGACCACTTCAAGTGATAGAAAATTTAACACAAAAGAAAAACTTTAAGTTTGTAGTTCACAAAGACGACTTCTTAACTGAAAAAAGATGTGATGAATTATTGGAAATGTTTGATAATTCAGAACAACACAAAGCTACGGTGGCAGGAACTTACAAAGGAAATGGTGCTGATGTAGTGAACGAAAGTGTTCGTAAAGTCCAAGAGGTTAAATTTAAGGATGATGTGATACTATCAGGTGGATTTAATTTAAATAAAAATATAAATATGGCGTGTGAAATGGCAAATTTATTATTTTTCAACTTTGATATATCAAATCAATTATCCAATATTCGTATGTTAAGATACGAGGACACAGGTAAATATGATTGGCATTTAGACATTGGAAATGAAGAAACATCAGTTCGTAAAATAACTGCAATTGTCCAATTATCAGACGAAAATGATTATGAGGGTGGAAACTTTGAGTTCAGTATGACTGATGAAACAGGTGAAAAAACTGCAGTCGGTAGTAGAAAGAAAGGAAGTTTAATATTATTTCCATCATACTTAGGACACCGAGTATCACCACTAACGAGTGGAGTAAGGAGTTCGGTATTAACTTGGATGTTGGGTAATGCATTTAAATAAAGTATTAGTATTGGGTTGTAGTCGTAGTGGAACAACTGAGTTTTGTAAAACACTACAAGATATTTCATCAAAGAAATTCTTTTGGGAACCAGAGTTTAATCACTCAGAAAAAATAATAGATGCGTTGGGTGTAACGACATTTCTTGACAAAATATACAATAACGATAAAACATTTGGTATTAAGTTTGGAGTTTATCCACAAAAGTGGATGCATAAAAGTATAATAGAATATCACGATATTGTTTTTTTCTTATCAAGAAGAAATGTTTTTCAACAAGCGTTATCATTAAATCTGGCAAAGAAAACAGAGAAGTGGAGAGCAGTAGATTTTGGGGTAGAAACATTTTCACAAAAAGAAAAGGATGAGTATAATAAAATCAAAGTTAGTAAAATTGATATTGAAGATATAAAAAAAGATATAAAAGGAATAAAAGAGATATCAATAAAAACTATTGGTTATTTAAAAAAACACAAAAATTCACGAGTATTATTCTATGAAGATTTATTTGGATTGTTCTCTGGTGTTAAAATAAACACAGAAGACAATTACAAAAATATTGAGAACTGGCAAGAACTAAAAACTTTTTATGAACAGAATAAAGATTTTTGTCATTTTGACTTATAAGTTCTATATTTATTTATATCTAAGGTTATTCACTATGAAAACAAAAACACTATTTGACCATATAAAACAAGTTACAAATGTTCAGAACCAACATTATTGGGACAACATTACAGACGCCGATAAAAAGACTTGGTCTAATTATATGGTCCATAGATTTTTATCAATGAAAGCCGAGTGGATAGAAGTTGTAAATGAAATACAACAATATTGGGAATTGAAACCAAAGACAATTTATCAATTCTATACAAATCTACTACCAAGAGGAAATACATACTTACGATACACTAAATCTAAAAAGAAATCCAAGATAGAAAAATGGGCTATGGATATATTATGTGATTACTTTCAAGAAAGTTCACAAAATATTGAAAAAACGCTTGACATTATGGGTAAAGATGTCGTATATTCAATTATATCAAAGTATGGTGTAGATGAAAAACAACTAAAAAAAATATGGAGTAAGTAATGGAAATTAAAGACACACCAAAGGGATTACCAGATTCGGCTCTTGATTTTGAAAGAGAAATACCAAAAGCAACCTTAACTAAAGAAGACCAGGAAATGGTGGACACACAAGATGTTGTAAAATATATGGAGAGAACTTATCCTGAAATGACAGGTGAGTTTCTAAAAATACAATCAGAACAATATGAATTGTTTTGTAGAAAACAATATGATTATGGTCCACAGAATATCGCAGTCGGAACAATTCTAAAAACACCAGAGGATATTAAATTATCGTTGTTGGGATTATGGTTCAGAATGAACGACAAGATAGAGAGAATGAAAACATTATTATTGAGAAATGGAACAAATTCAGTTGAGGGTGAGCCCGTAACTGATAGTTTTTCAGATGTATCAAATTATGGGGTTATGGCACAAGTCGTAGCAAGAGGCAAATGGGCAAAATAAGTTATAGTCAGTTCTCACAATGGGATAAGTGTCCACAAATGTGGAAACTCAATTATGTAGATAAAGTTGGAACATTTACAGGTAATATTTTTACAATATTCGGTTCGGCACTACACGAAACTATCCAAGCATACTTAGTATGTTATTATGAACGAACAATCAAAGAAGCAGATGCTCTACCATTAGATGATATTCTATTGTATCGTATGAAAGAAAACTACAAAGAATCAGCAAAAAGACATAAAGATAACTTTGAAGTTACCAAAGAGGAAATGGCAGAGTTCTACAAAGATGGATTGGATATTATTGAGGAATTTAAGAAACGAAAAGGTAGTCATTTCAAAAAGAAAGATACTGAGTTAGTCGGTATTGAAATGAATCTAAACTATAACTTACCACAAGATATGAGATTTGTTGGGTTTATGGATGTTGTTTTACACGACAAGAAAACAGGTCGTATGAGAATTATTGATATCAAGACTTCTACAATGGGTTGGAATAAGTATATGAAAGCCGATAAGAACAAAACTAATCAGTTGTTATTGTATAAACACTTTATGGCTAAACAATTAGACATATCAGAAGACAAGATTGATGTGGAATACTTTATTCTGAAACGAAGACTATATGAAAATATGATGTATCCACAAAAAAGACTTCAGTCGTTCTCGCCGGCAAGTGGAAAACCAAGTATCAATAAGGTTATGGCAAGACTACAAGAGTTTATAGATGATTGTTATGATGACAAGGGTAAAGTTATCAATAAAGAATATGTAAAAATGGCTTCAACAAAGAATTGTAAGTATTGTGAATTTAAAACCAAAGCAGACTTATGCGATAGGAACAAAAAATGAAAAGAACAGCAGAATTTGTATCACCAAAACACCCAGATAAAATTTGTGACAGAATATCAGATAAAATATTAGATTATTGTTTAACTATTGATAAAGATTGTAGAGTTGCCGTAGAAACAATGGGTGGCCACGGATTTATCAATATCAATGGTGAGATTACAATCAACACCGATAATGAATTACCAATCAATGATTTGGTTAAAGAGGTCGTTGGAGATGATTATCGTATTCAAGTAAAGATAGTTCAACAATCACCAGAGATTGCACAAGGTGTAGATACTGGTGGAGCAGGAGACCAAGGGATTATGGTTGGATATGCTTGTAGAGAAAACGACGAGTATGTTCCACAAGAATATTATCTGGCAAGAAGTTTATGTAAACACATTTACAAGATATTTGATTATGATGGTAAAACACAAATTACCATTGATGAGAATCACAATATTGTGGCAATCGTTTGTAGTTTTCAGAATGCAAGTTCTGGTCAATTAAGGTATTTAATTACACAATGGTTAGAAAAACAAGACTTAAACATAGACGATATGGAAGTGTTTTGTAATCCAGCAGGTGATTGGACACAAGGTGGATTTGACGCCGACGCAGGATTGACTGGTCGTAAGTTAGTTGTGGATAATTATGGACCACGAGTTCCAATTGGTGGTGGAGCATATAGTGGTAAAGACCCAAGTAAAGTTGATAGAAGTGCAGCTTATATGGCGAGGTATATCGCATTAGACCAGATGAGAACAGGTGGTGTCGGTGATGAAGTAACTTGTCAATTGAGTTATGGTATTGGTATAAAAAAACCAATACAGGCAATCGTTCAATCAAAACTTGGTGAGTGGGACGTTAGTCAAGATTATGACTTATCACCACAAGGAATAATTGAACTTTTAGATTTAAAGAAACCTATTTATTATAAGACTTCCAAATGGGGAGCTTACGGAAATAAATTCAACTGGGATAAATAAAATGATAGAGCCAGTATTAAGATTAAAGTTATCAGATATTTTGGGAACAAAATATGAGAAAGATATATTAGACAAATTACATCACATAAATAATTTGGGATACTTCCCTGCATTTCCCGTATATCTATGGTATGATAGGGATAATGATAGAGTTGATTTGAGTAGATTGAAAGACTTTATTGTAAAATGGGAAGAAACTGGAGAGTTCAGAAGTAAAACAATAATTGTGCCAGAATTTTTTGATAGATTTAGAGATTTTGTTTGGTATGATATTATACCAAGAGAAACTTTTGATTCTCACCACATACAATATTCAAGATTTAGCTATATCTATTCAAATTCAGATGATATCCTAAATGGTTTGGACGAGTTCATAGAAACATATAAATTTACAATCAGAGAAAAACCAATCAGAAAACAAAAAAGAAACGATTATGAAGATAGCAATCGTAGGTAGTAGAAACTACACTAATAAAACTCAAATCAAAAACTTTATGTTCAGATTAAAAATGGAATATAAAGATATGGAAATAGTTAGTGGTGGTGCAAAGGACGGAGCAGATAAATACGCCAAGAGATTTGCATTAGAATTTGGATTAGACTATTCAGAATTTCCACCACAACACGAAACACACAATATTCATTGTGTAATGGAAGCTTACAATTATGGTAAACCATATAATGTTGGATACTACCACAAAAGAAATAAAGATTTAGTGAAATATTCAGACAAAGTTGTGGCATTTATAAAAGATGATATCATTACCAATGGAACAAAATCAGCATTAGAATATTGCAAAAAAATAAATAAAAAATTCGTTATTTTGAGTTAAGGTTGATATTTATATATACATATATACAAGGAAAATATGAAAGAAGAAAAATTAACATCAGTAAAAGTCATAGATGAATTATACAAAAAATTTAGAGAAAAGTCTATTGTAGACGATTTTACTCTACAAAAGCTTGTTAATAGAAGTTTAGATTTATTTGTTTATGATGAGGAGTTTGCAAAAAAAGTTCTTGAATACACGGAACTTGAAGAAAGTGGTTCAAAGTATTAATTAAAATATAAAGGGTTATATGGAAAAATTAAAGTTACCAAAGTTAAAAAGCGTTTCAAGTGATAAAAAATTTGACACCAATGAAGAGTGGGTGGATTCAATATCATCACAAACAAAGAAAAAGAAAATTGTCTTATTATCAGACGATTTAAGAATGTCAAGTGGTGTAGGAACAATGTCAAGAGAATTTGTTCTTGGAACCGTTGATAAGTTTGATTGGGTTCAAGTCGCAGGAGCGATTAATCACCCAGACGCAGGTAAAGCAGTTGATTTATCTGAAAGTACACGAAAAGAAACTGGTATTCAAGACGCCTATCTAAAATTATACCCCGTTTCAGGTTATGGAAGTCCAGAATTATTAAGAGAATTAATGGTAGTGGAAAAGCCAGACGCAATCCTACACTACACGGACCCAAGATTTTGGCAGTGGTTGTATCAAATGGAGCACGAGATAAGACAAAATATCCCTATTTTCTATTATAATATTTGGGACGACTTACCTTATCCGAGATGGAACGAACCATTTTACGAAAGTTGTGATTTGATTATGAATATTTCAAAACAAACACACAACATAGTTCAAAATGTATGTCAGAAAAACCCAAGAACAGATTGGGATTCTACTTATGTTCCACACGGAATCAGTGAAAATAATTTTTACCCAATAAAAAATGAAAAAGAAAGATTAGAAATGAACAAAATGAAATCAGAATTGTTCAAGGGTAAAGATATAGAGTTTTGTTTGTTTTACAACAATCGTAACATAAAAAGAAAGATGACTTCAGATACTATTCTGGCATTCAAAGAATTTGCAGATAAATTACCAAGAGAAAAACGAGATAAAACTGCATTTGTTCTACATACTCAACCAGTTGATAATAATGGTACAGATTTACCAGCAGTAGTTGAAGAATTATGTCCAGATTTAAACATTATATTCTCAACTAACAAACTATCAGCGCAACAATTAAACTACCTTTACAATATTGCGGATGTTACTATTAACATCGCATCTAATGAAGGATTCGGATTGGGAACTTGTGAGTCATTGATGAGTGGAACACCAATCATTGTTAATGTTACAGGTGGATTACAAGACCAATGTGGATTTAGATTAAAAGATAAACACATTACTTACCAAGACTACAAAGATATTCACTCACTTCACGATTGGAGAAAGTGGGAAAACAATAAAGATTTAACTCACGGAGAGTGGGTAAAGCCAGTATGGTCTAAGACTCGTTCATTACAAGGTTCACCACCAACACCATATATTTTTGACGACAGAGCAGATTGGATAGAGGTAGCAGAAAAAATCCAAGAGTGGTATGATATGTCATCGGAAGATAGAAAAGAATGTGGATTTAAAGGACACGAATTTGTTTGTGGAGATGAATCTATGATGAGCGCTCGTTGGATGAACAAGAATTTTACAGACCATATGAACACAGCGTTTGATAAGTGGACACCAAGAAAAAGATATACTCTGATAAAAACAGATGATACGCAGAGGATATGGTCAGACGGAGAACAAAAGATTAACTTACCTAAATTGGATAAAAGAGGATAATATGATTAACGCTAAACCATTAGTATTGGTAACAGGACCAGTCACAACAAGAAGTGGATACGGAAACCACGCAAGAGATATTTGTCAAGCATTAATAGAAAGTGATAAGTACGATGTCAGAATAAATAAATGTCGTTGGGGAAACACACCAATGAACGCTCTTGAAAAGGGTAATCCAGTTCACGAAGCCATAAGTCAAAGATTTCTTAATGGTCCAAATATAGAGAGACAACCTGATTTACATTTACACGTGGTTGTTCCAAATGAATTTCAACCAATAGGTAAGAAGAATATAGGGGTGACTGCAGGAATAGAACACACCATTCCACCTGCTTATTGGATTGATGGTGTTAATCGTATGGATATGACTATCTGCACTTCTGAATTTACTAAATCATCATTTGAAACTATTCAGTTTGATAAAGTTGATAAAAAAACTAACCAACCTATTGGTAAAGTGAAAGTTGAAAAACCATTGGAAACTTTATTTGAGGGAGCAGACCCAAAATTATACAAAGAAACAAAAGAGTTTTCTACCGAGTTGGTAGAGAGCTTTTCTGAAGTTAAGGAAGACTTTTGTTTTCTATTCGTAGGACATTGGTTGAGTGGTAATATGGGTGAAGATAGAAAAGATATATCTATGTTGATTAAAGTATTTATAGAGACTTTTAAACACTTTGATGAAATGCCAGCACTAATTTTAAAAACAAGTGGAGCTACTTTTTCAATCATAGATAGAGAGGAAATTTTAAAGAAAATAAACGAAGTGAAAAAGTCAATCGCTGGTGATAAATTTCCAAGTGTTTATTTTATACACGGTGATTTTACAGATGAAGAAATGAATCAATTATATAATCAACCAAAAGTAAAAGCACATATTACATTTACACACGGAGAGGGATTTGGAAGACCATTATTAGAAGCGACTTTTAGTGGAAAGCCAGTCATAGCACCATTTTGGAGTGGACAAGTTGATTTTTTAGACGCAAATTATAGTGTTGAACTTCCAACTGTATTAACAAAAGTACCAGCATCAGCTTTTCCAAAAGAGTATGGTAATCCTGAGGCAGAGTGGGCGACCGTAAATTATAGTATAGCCAGTCAGATTATGAAAGATGTATTTAACAATTATAAAAAGTATGAACTTCGTGGTAAAAAACAAATGATAGTTAATAGAGAAAACTTTACACACGGAGCTATGAAAGATAAGTTAGTATCAATCGTAGATAGTATGTTAACGAATATCCCACAACAAGTGAAACTAAAATTACCAGAACTAAATAAGAAGTCAGAAAAGGTCTCTAAAGGTAAAATTAGTCTACCAAAGTTAAAGAGAGAGGTTTAGTATGGCGGAGATTAAAATAACTTGTCCTAATTGTTTTAATATGGAGATGTGTTTTGAGGACAAATTGGAAATTGAAGATTTCAGTAGTTATATGTGTTTTAATTGTGGATTTAATAGTAATTCATTGTACGTAAATGATTCTGCTGAATTAAAAAAGGCAGAGGATTTATCAACTGAATTGGTAAGAAGTCTTAGTTTTTATGACTATGATAGAAAAATACATTGGTTCCCAACAATTTTGAATATGGGTAAACTTGGAATAATATATCCAGAGGGAAATAAAGATAATTGGTTGTGGAAATTTGCAAAAGTTCGTAAGTTATCAACTGAAGAACAAAAAGACCCGCAGTATCAAGGACACGAACACACATTGGATATGGATAACGCTGATGAATATAGTCAACACGACTTTTTACAGGCGTGTAAAGATATGGGAATCATTAAAAACATATGAAGAATACCACTTGGACAACTGTAAAGGGAGGACAATTTCTAACTTTCAGATATCAATCTGAGGGAGATGTTAGGGGATTTAAAAGAACGATAATTTGTCTTGACCCAAAATATGAATATAGAAAAAAATCAACAAGTAGGGTTGTAAATTTAGTCGTTGGTTTAGAGATAAAGCATCAACTTAAAGGTTCTATATCACCAACTAAACTAAAAAACTTATTACAAGTATTAGGAGCGACTTCCAAAGACCTTAAAAATAAAAATTTAAGTGACACACAAGTTCTTCAAGAAACTTACTATGGATTAAAAAGTTTTTTAAAAGCAGAACCAATATTTAAAACATACTTACTAAGAAAATGTAGAAAGTATAGAGTATTTTTAGAGGATAACTTAGATGGATTAAATGAATTACAAGTTAAACAGGTGGCGAACAGAGTAATTAAAGAAGGGAATGTTGAGGTAGAAAGTTGAAAATTAGTTATGCTATTACAGTTTGTTATGAATATGACGAACTAAAAAAATTGGTTTCATTTTTAAAAGATAAGATAAGAGAAAATGACGAGATAGTCGTTACTTTTGATAGACAAGGTGGAACATCAGAAGTTAGAAACTATTTGTCAAAAAATGAGGACATATTAAACTGGTTTCAATTTGATTTCAATAAAGACTTTGCAGAGTTAAAAAACTTTAGTAAATCAAAATGTAGTGGTGATTATATATTTCATTTAGACGCAGATGAAATACCAAATGAAATATTAATTAAACAATTACCACAAATATTAGAAATTAATGATGTTGACTTACTTTGGATTCCAAGAGTCAATATAGTAAACGGATTAACACAAGAACATATCAAAAAGTGGGGATGGCAAGTTAGTGAAAAAGGTTGGGTTAATTTTCCAGACTACCAATCAAGAGTTTTTAAAAATGAAGATGGTATAGTTTGGTATGGTAAAGTTCACGAAATAATACAAGGTGCTAAGACTTATTCTCATTTACCACCACACCAAGAACTATCTTTACATCACGAAAAGGAAATTGAAAGACAAGAAAAACAAAATAATTTATATGGGGAGATATCATAATGAATATATTAGTAACAGGTGGAGCAGGTTTCATAGGAACAAATTTAATTAAAGAATTAGTAAAGGATGGATTACACAATGTTGTCAGTATTGACAATTATTCCACAGGTAAAGAAGAAAATGAACAAGAAGGTTGTGTTTATCACAATGTTGATATCAGGGATGCGGTTGATTTTGATTTCTTTATGGAAGAACCAGATATAATTTATCATCTGGCAGCACTTCCAAGAATACAACCATCATTTGAGTTTCCGGCATTAACTATGGAAATTGGTATGTTGGGGACTATGAATATATTGGAGTGGGCAAGAAGTAAAGAGTGTAAAGTGATTTACGCTGGTTCTTCATCAGTTCATAGTGGACATTACTCAAATCCATATACTTTTTCAAAAGTAATGGGTGATGAACTTTGTATGGCGTATAAAGAAATGTTTAAAGTTAATACCAAGATTTGTAGATTTTATAATGTGTATGGACCACATCAATTAACTGAAGGTGAGTATTGTACTGTCATTGGTGTATTTGAAAATCAATATAAAGAGGGTGTAGAATTAACAATCACAGGTGATGGATTTCAAAGAAGAGACTTCACACACGTTGATGATATCGTTGAAGGATTAATCCTAACATCAGAAAGTGAAGACTTTGATTTAGACATAGTTGAATTAGGTAGAGGACACAATCACTCAATCAACGAGTTAGCAGAAATGTTCGGTTGTGGATATACATATATACCTAAAAGACCAGGTGAAGCAGAAGTGACACTTTGTGATATATCAGTAGCTAAAAAAGATATTGGATATGAACCAAAAATAAATTTGAAAGATTATATAAAAGAGGTTACGAGTGAATAAGAACTTGGTTTATATGGTCGCAATAGACCACAATAAATCACAATACAAACATTCAGACTTTTCACAATTTTCAATCAAGTCTTGGAAGTATTGGTGTAAAAAAAATAACGCTGACTTACATATAGTTACTAAACATAAAGAAGAGTATGGGTTTCCAATTTGGAACAAACTTGATGTTTGTGAAGTTGGTAAAGATTATGAAAAAATAGCAATCGTTGATTGTGATACTATGGTAAAGTGGGACGCTCCAAACATTTTTGAACAAATTGATACTGGTATTTACGGAGTAAATGACGCCGCAAACTTACGTTGGGTTTATGATAGTGTAAACAACTATGGGGATGAGTTTTTTCCAGGATTTAAAATGAATTTAGAAAAATATATAAATGCAGGTGTTGTTTATCTTGATAATAGTTCGTTGTCAGTTTATGAAAAGTTAAGAGATTTTTATTTTAAGAACAAAGAGGAACTTAATAATTGGAGTAAAGGTGGTGGAAAAGAACAAACATTATTTAACTTTATTTTACAGACTAACGACTATGATGTTAAATTATTACCACCAATTTGGAACTTAGTGTCTATGCACAAAACAGAACTATTTAGTTATAATTGGCAAGATGGTGATGACACAACACCATTTTTTATTAAGTATGGTTATGTTTGGCATTTTACAGGATTTGAAATAGAAAAGAGATTTAATATGATGAGAGATACTTGGAGATTAACAGAGTCAAAGTATGCATAAAAATTTAGTATTTATAATCGCAGTCAAGAAAGACGGACAACTCAAACCAGAGTATGAAATAGGTATTGAAAGTTGGAGAAGGTGGTGTGAGAAAAATGACACACAAATGTTCTTATTAGAGGAGCCAGTATTACCAATGGAAGATATGCACATCATCTGGCAAAGATATTTCTTGTTTGATATTTACGACGCAAATGAGATTAAAGCAAATCAAACTTTAATGGTGGACGCAGATACAATAATTCATCCAGATTGTCCAAACTTTTTTAATGAAACCGAGGACAAGTATTGTTTAGTTCACGATGATGGAAGTTATGATTGGGTGTTGAGAGGTATGGAACATTATTCTAAATATGTTTATAATGGAGATTGGTTTAATTTTTGGGAGTATGGAAATAGTGGATTTCAAATTGTAAATGATTCACACAGAGAGTTCTTTCAACATATGAGAGATTTCTATGATGAGAATAGAGAAAATATACAATCCATACAATCTAATTTTGGAATAGGAACAGACCAGACACCATTGAATTTTAATCTAAGAAAGCAGGATATTGATGTGAAACTACTTCCATATAGATATAATATGGGTTGTATGTTAAAGAAAGAAGTTATAGCAGATGACTTTTTGTTTACAAAGTTGGGTTGGATATATCATTTTAATGGACTTCCAAACAAAGACCAATCAGTTCCACATTGGATGGATAAAACATTTAGGTATTTATATGACTAAAGTGTCATTAATAGGTTATGGAAAATGGGGAGCGGTTATTGATAACGCAATCAATGACTTAAAATACATTGAGTGGGTGGATTCAAAGGACGCCGATTGGATAATATTATCAACACCGACTGATTTACATTATGAACAAGTTTCTTATTGGTTAGGTAAAGGAAAGAATGTATTTTGTGAAAAACCATTAACATTGACTTATAAATCAACAAAAGAATTGTTTGATTTTGCAGATACTATGGGAGTTAAATTATATGTAGATGATGTTTTTACTTGGAGAGATGATTACGATATATATGATGATGTAAATCATTTCGTTTGGACAAAACCAAATCAGA